AAACGTCGGCGCTCTGTGGCCCCGCGAACCTCGTGAGATATACCTGCCCCTCAACAGATAGATCGCACAAAATTCACGAAATTAGGAACTTGAGCTAGTCTTTTTAAATAACTGCGGTCACTTTTCAGCAACCAAGCAGGATCTACAGTATATATATCGGAACTATAAACATTGTAGTAAGTGCGCCAAGACTCGGGCACTTGATCAGAACACGGCAACGGATGAAATCCAAACTCAAGAGTTTTACACTCCTCCTCAAAGGATAATTGCTGGGTCTCGGTAACCCCATACAACTTCTCCACCAACTGTCTAGTGTTTGGTTTGACATCTACGGGATCAGGAATGTTGTTGACAGCATTTTTCAGCTTCTCCTTCTCCCATTGATCTAGATTATCAAATATGCGCTGGTCAATAGTAACACCAACAGTGAGGTCTAACAACCTCCTGCCTAACGCATCCAACATTGGGCACCCATGATACTGGTACACCAAAGAGTAAGCTTTCGCCCGCAACAATTGCATGGCCGTCCGCTCATTACACTTAACATATTGTTTGTTTGTCCACCCCACCCTAGCTAATACCTCAAGAGGATCGGTCACCACAACCAAATCATTCATGTCATAAACTTGTCCACAAAACGACGCCTCAGACAAAGTCCGGGTGTGTTCAATTTTAATCGTAAACCCTAGATCTGCAAAATCCTGGGCAGTGGGTGCGTTCCTAGCAGGAGAACAACGGAATAAACCATCATCCCCTTCTACAATGCCAACGCACTTGCAATTTCTCAAAAAGCAAACAAATTCAAATAACATCAGATTGGCAAAACCATTAGACAGGGAGGTATCCATCTCACCACTCATACGTGTAGCCACAAGAGTTGCACTCAAGTGTTTAAACGCCAATTGGTTTTTCCCTGTCATAACTGTGGTATACATATCCATCCACTCTCCTGAGTAGCTGGTGTCTTTTAACATATGCCTAAATAGTAGAATCTGCGTCATCTGCATTACCTCAGGCGTGAAATGAGCTTCAAACGCCGTGTAATCAGTGAAAGTATAATCTGAATCGACCCCAGAGGACTCCAACAGATTGCGAATGAACAAAGGCCGCTCCGCAACTGGGATTTTCTTAATGAATTCTGGTCGACTAAATAACGCATCAGACACCGCCTGAACAACGGGTCCAAAATAACATTTAGCTTCATCAACTCTACTATTAATCAAACGTGGATATTTCCAGTCCGGATAAGTCTCATCCTTGATGAAACTCTTGACTCTCCGAAATCTGGCTAAAACAGCTTTTCGATGAACTTTGTCCCACGTACGCGTGAGCTCGACTTTTCGGGCCTGAGTGTAAGGAGCACGCTCTAGCCAACCTTCAAAGTCGGGGATATCAGAATCGGTCAAGGAAACCATATTCTTTTTCAACCAAAGTTTAACGAATTTAATAAATTTACGCTTAACACCTCTATTTACAGTGGGAGTCTTACCGCCGAAGCGTTTTCTCATTCCACCAGCCATAGAAGCTGGGCAGCCCGAACAGGGACGTGGAGGGGTAGCACGTGTAAAACATAGGGGTAGAGATCGCGACCTGGGAACACGCAAAGATCGAAATTCAGCTCGCGGCGTATAACAACGCGAAACTTTCAAACTCTCTTTACATTCAGGCAATGCAATATCCGAAACTTCATTCATCCTATATCCATACAAATACTTCACGTCGCTATCCGAGCAACCTAAAAAGATTTTTCAACATCGACCACACTGCCACCGACCAATGCTGCGGCGACAAGGGACATATCATAATAACAAGAACCCCCTTTCTTAACGTACTCAGGGTCATCATGGTAATGAGAATTAGCCGACAAGAGACGATGTGAAGTCTTAACCAACTCAGCAAACGAAGACCTTGGTCCAGCCCTCGTTTTCCTATTAGTTATCGTGGGTAACAACCCATCAATCATCCTGATCTTAGCTAACATGCGAACATCCTTTTTATCTGACCAGACTAAAGAAAGACTGTCCGGTCTATAACAATCATACGAGTGGCCAGTACACCACTTCGTATCTATAGCCAACTGATAGGTTGTGATAAAATGCGGAGCCCTTCGTTCTTCTCGATCAAACTCAGGGGCGAAATCCTCTTCTACTTCGTGTCGATAAATTGGAACAGCAACTAACCTGGAATACTTAGGAACAAGCATCTCGGCATAAGCTGCAACCAACATCCATGGGGCATCAGTAATCCAACAACGATATCTGAAAAAGACTCGCACAACTTCAAACATAATTTTAAGTGTTATCCAAAAGGGTGTAAATACGTACAGAAAAAATACCGTGTAATATGCAATACAAACACAATACCAAAATAAACAAACCCAATCCAGAAACATATATCCCATAGCCAGGACAAAATTTCCAAATGTAACATCATCAAAACTAATCCGCATAACCATAACAGAATACTTGGCAAGAAAATACAAAGGATTCAAAAAGATCTTAAAGACCCCTTCTAATCGGCTGAACATGTACGTCAAGCCCTTTGTATAACACAACTCGGTGGAGGTATAAAATGGCCAAGGAAGGCCATTAGAAATGTGGAAATAACACCACCCCGGTCTCTTGTAATTCTTCGGATCCGTATGCCTGGTATTCGGCTGCCAGTAATTAAAATACTGGGTCACCCACTGGTTCGCATCTAGATCAAACAAAGTCTCACTGCCTTCTATGCATTCATATGGTTCATAACCTAACTCTCTTGTTTCTTTGGTCCATCCAAGGGAAGCAGACGGGCCAGCTCGGGAAAATCGTAAATCAAAAGAGGTATAAGTTTCTTGGGTCTTATTGTCGTAGAATTCTTTAAAATCCATTCTATAACAAACCACCCCAACGGCTATTAAAAAGAAAGACATCATGATGTAAGCAATATACCGCTCAGCACAAAAGATCGCGGGTACATAACCTAAAACGATCTGATCTTTCCTCTTCTTCCTCAACGTCTTGTGAGGGGGAACAGACTCTGAGTAAGTAGTTCGACCTCTATTATAGCGGTCAAAGTCCTCACGTGCCTGCAAATCCTTAAGTCCGAACGGATCAGTGTTCTTCCTCTCGTCTTTGACGACATCCTCAAGAGCCTTTAAAAATTTAACGCCCAAGCTGTTTTCACTAGACCGCTCCTCTTTTGCGATGGTCTCTTGTTTTTCCTCCTCGTGAACAGCTTTAATCTCTTCAAGCGCATCAACAGCCCCAGCCAACTGGTCGGCCATATCTTTAACTGCAACATTAACTAGACTAGCACTCTTAGCATTGGCCTTGACAGCCGGCTTAGATTTAGCTTTGCCCAGTTTAGCTTCCTTGTCAGTAAACGGATGCACTTTCTTGAGATGGTCCATAATATCAGCAACCTCCAATCCACACTTATTACACTTCTTACTAGCTGCCTTATAGGGATGGGCAGTTTTCAGATGAGTCTTAATGTCGGTCACGGTAGCATTGCATTTCTTACAGACAACCGGACTGGCGGGGCCCGGATTTTTCTCTACACCAACTAGTACTCCATTATCACGAGAAATAAATTGGACGGATTCAAGTAACGCAGGACCACCCGCACGCAATAACAACAATGCCGTGGGTCCATTCTTTTGTCCCCAAAAACCAGGGATTTTAGCCTTTTGTCTACTCTTATCCTTCCGTCTCATGACAGTCCCCCGACATAAACCTAGACTTTGCAATAAAACAGGACTCGATACCAAACGGTTCTTTGGCACAGAGGCGTTAACATTAGCAAATCTATGAGGCTTAAAGTTAACCTCAAGCACTTGAGCAGCAAGAGGTCGAACAATAGTCGGAGGTGGAATATTCATTGGCCTAACAATGTTAGGTCTTATCCAGCAAAACACCTGATTAGGGTGCACAGAGTTACTGGTCTCACTCTGCTCAACTTCTGTCAAATCAATAACGACAGCGCGATTTTGCCGGTTGGTCGGACCGGCTACCCCGAAAATAAAATTATTTGTAGAAAACATTTTGAAAGTTTAGGGTTGATTTGGTAATTGTCTAAATAGCAAACACAGTCACGTAACCCAATCGCATTTGGGACATGACGAAGAAAACGAAGGGTTCCACCTACTCTCCCAAGGCTTACCATCGCCAAAAGAGAGCCCACGTTTATTCGTGGTTTCGAAAACGCAGCACACAAACCTGCTCTCGCAAAATACATAACACACCTTGGTTGCCCAGCGATCCTTAACTCCAACTAACCATATTCCCCAAAAATTCCCATTAGCTACTAAGTCACTTAGAACAGTCCTCTTCCACAAACTACCATATTTCAGGTCCTCGAGTGTGGTAACTGCCCACCGTGACACGGGCTTTCGTTCATATTCCTATCGTGCCATGGGCCCGCACTACGGCGGTTGGATAGATTTGGGGTAGCGCAATACTCTCCATTTATCATCGTGTCGTCATCGATATTTCTTGGAACTTTCTACCATTCCCGGCCAGCCCCGACAAGGGTCCCGTCTCCGACATACACTAAAACTTCTTAGATACTACGCACGCAGGTCTTGGTTATCAAGGCTTTTGGCCGAGCTGGAACCCCATAAGAATTCCACCAATCCGATCGTGTGATCAATATTTCCGAGTCACAGACTCATAATACCGGGAAAGACAGGTTTTTGCCCTGCCTTCAAAAAGCCAATATCAGCTGAAAACGAC